CTTCATCTTCATATGTTTCAAATTTATTCGGTGGGTGTTTCAATAGAAGCACATTAATATCTAATGTAGCAAGATGACCTTTCTTCATGAGCTCATCTGTTTTAATAATCTTATAAGAAGGACCAAATAATCCTTCTAAAACCCATTTGTGTGTCTGAGAACCATCAAGAGTTCCTGTAAATCCGTAACGATACTTAGCATCAGCAAGTTTTGTCATTATAGATATTAATGATTTAGATTTGAACTGGTGAGCCTCGTCCCCAACAACCACAGAGAACCTCTCAAAATATTTTCGGGGAAGTTTGTAGATTGATTGCCAGGTAGTAATAATGACTTGAGAGTCTGTCTCTCTTTCTTTACCTGCGTATATCTTGTGACAAAATGAGCCTACGTCCCAGCCATAATCTGCAAAGTCTTTATACATCTGCTCTACTAGGGAAGTCGTCGGAACAACTATCAGAGTATTTTCTCCTTTCTCAACAAAATATCTCACAATCGCATATATCATCAGAGATTTTCCTGAAGCAGTTGGGGATATTAACAATTTTCTATTATGTCTTAGAGCGTCGTACACCCCATCTATCTGGTAATCTCTAGGTTTATGTTTAGAGATAGCAATCATATAATCTTTTACACCCGCCTTTGAAATCATTTCATTGACTTCAAAAGGTAAACCATAATACTTATTATCTACAAATTCGTAAGTATAATCATGATCTTTACAAAATTGTACCATTCTATCTAATAACCCAACATATATTTCTCCTTTTTGGGTATTAAATAATCGGATTTTTCCATCCCAAAACTTTTTCTTGTAAGCTGGTGAAAATTTTGCACCAGGAACTTCAAAAGTAAATTGATCTGCCAGTTCGTAATACACATGAGGTTCTGCTTGAACATGCAGATATACCTCATTCTTCTTTGATATAATCAAATGCGACATGACATAATGTTCATTTGAAATATTTATCCTGTCTAAATAAATTAGTTTTGTCTAGAAATAATGACTGCGCTGATTGACCCAAAAAAATATACCAAGACACTGGAGCGTTTACGCTCCTTTTTTTTGGCTAAAAATTTTCTCGAAGTCCACACACAAAATCGTCTAAGCATTCTTGCTGCATGTGAAGACCCGGAAACGGTAGCAACATATAATTATGGTGGTAATGTCTGGCCACTACCACAGACAGGTCAGATGTGGTTGGAGTATGAATTACTTAAGAACCCTGATGTACCTGGATTCTTCTGCTTATCTACTTCTTATAGAGCAGAACCCAATCCTGTACCAGGTAGGCATGAAACAATCTTCCCCATGTTTGAGTTTGAAATGCATGGAGGTGTAGAAGAACTTGAAAAGATGGAAATTGAATTATGCGAGCATCTAGGTATACCATTAGAATCAGAAAATATTAAAACCTACGGTGAATGGCAATCTGAATATAAAGTACGTGAACTTGATCACGGACATGAAGCTGCCATTGGTAGAGGTATGATTACAGAATTTCCTGAATGGACATCACCTTTCTGGAACATGTCTAGAAATGGAGATGGTACAAGTAGAAAGATTGATGTTATTCTAAATGGTATGGAAACTATTGGTTCTGCTGAACGTAGTACTGATAAAGAACAAATGAGAGATACCTTTCATACAATCTCTGAAGGTGGGTATGCTCAATTACTCTATAGAAAATTTGGTAAGGAAAGAGTAGAGAAAGAACTTGAAGACTTTCTTTCCTTTGATTTCTTCCCTAGATCTGGTGGAGGGATAGGAGTTACACGTATCATGCAAGCAATCCCTGATTAGGGATTTCTTTGTGAGGTGACGAAACTGGTAAACGTGTCAGCCTGTTTAGCTGATGTTCCTGGCGGGACTTGAAGGTTCGACTCCTTCCCTCACAGTTTAAAAACCTTATTTATCCAAATCCAGCTTGGAATTTATGCCATTCGATAGCATTCTTAATCTGGTAGGTTCGATTTGATATTGTTCTAATAATTTCTTCTAAAAATTTTAGAGTAGCATCATAATATCTAATTTTGAGATCTAACTTGGTTAATTTCTCATCTGCTTCTAAATGCCTCTGTATTGCATCTTTCTCTCTTACCTTATATGGAAAAGGTTCTTCAGCATAAACCTCTGCTGATGCCTTTCCTGTATAAAAGTTATATCGTTCCAAACGTACTCTATTGTAAGAATCTCTTGCTTTTTCACGCAACAAAGTAACGGTATTATAAACTGTATAATACTTTGAGTGTAATTGTGGTATTTTTAACGACTCATCATGTAGATTATCAGGGTCAATGACAGAATCTTTCTGCCACATCTCCTGAATTTTTTCAAGATTCATAAGCGAGTTCTACCGTCCGGTTTCACCAAGTTGTATACAGTATACTTGAAAGTTACCTCTGCTGTAAAGTAGTTTACATCAGTTTCTGAAGCATCAAATTCAAGCGATGTCAAATAGACTGGAAATAAATCATCAAATTTTACAATAGCAACATCTCTAAAATTACTATTTAAAATATGTAAATTACCATCACTAAATGCTCTTTGTGGATCCAATGCACTAGTTTCTGGATCCGTTATAAAATCTTTATAATTTTCAGTACTCTCTGGATATCCTAATCCTCTCAACCAATTATGAATTGCCATATAATTCTCTAAGTTCTCATCCACTAAAAACCTAAGATTAAAATCCCCATATTGTAGTTTATCACCTGGAACATCAATATCCTTTAAATAAGTTGGCTGTACAGCATTCCCTAAAGTCATCTCAGGGATTCTTGCGGAATTACAGAAAAAAGATGCCTTTGGTTCTTTTGCCAAAGTAAACTTAAATCCAATTGGTGATAAAAAATTCCTATTAGATATTTGATTATCAAATGCTGTAGCCATTAATTATTCTCCTCCACCACCATTTCCGCCACCATTACCGTTACCACCATTACCATTACTGCCACCATTGCCATTACCATTTCCATTCCCGTTATTGGACCCATTTTTCTTCTTCCCATTTCCATTTTCATCATGATCATGTGCTAAGTATCCACCACGACCTATATGGTAACCGTGAGGTATCTTTTTACACTTCTTATCAGTATAGCAATAATATTGTCCTTGGGGGCATCTTTTAATAGCTGCCTCCTCAATAAACTTATCAAATTCCTTCATTAGGGAGAACCCTCATAGTCATCACCATCGATAAGTTCAGCAGATAATACCATAGCTATCATAATCTTTTGAGCAGCTGCTTCATCTGCAGCATGTCCGTTGCTAATCAAGTCATCTTTTACATAATTGTAAATTTTAAGAAATTGAGCAACTTGAGGGCCCTTGGGATTATCTTTCCATTCGTTTGTAAATGCCATCGTGCAAAAAATTTAAAATACTTTATTTGTATTTAGCTATCTAGAACCACTTCTCAAAATCATGTTTTACGTCATCATAATCTTCAGTTATTGGTTTAGTATCGATTGAAATCTTAATTTTACCATGAATACCAAGACCCGCTACAAGTTTACCACCTGCGGAAATAGTAAGTTTTGAATGTCCCCAGTCAATTGAACCACTAGCACTTGCCCCTACCTCATCACCAAAGGTAACACCATCAGTAACATGAGCATTGACACCTGCATACTTAACATCACCATTTACACTTACAGTAGCAGCATCTCCAAGGAATACTCCTTCTTTAGCACTTGCCCCATGATCACTGGTTGATGCACTTCCATAAGCATCTTCACCAGCTTGTGCTGATGCGGTAATTCCTACATCACCATGTTTACCATGAATAAGATTTGCATGTGTAGATGCTTTTACTAATGCCTCTTCATGGTATGAAACAGTATCACTACCATCTTTACCACGTGTTATTTTATAACCACCACCAATATCTAAAGATGCATGACTTTCACTATCAGAAGTTTCTTCATGAATAGAATCTAATTTATGATGATAATCTTTATGCTCTTCATTTTCTTTATATCTCTCTTCCTCTTCATAAGTTTTAAGAATAGCAAAACACAATGCCAATATTAATCGTTTTCGATTCCTATCTGGCCAAAAATGCTCAAGTGCTTTAACAGCATACTTATTATGTAACAAAAGATCTGTTAAAACTTTTTCATCCAATTCATCCAGATAATCTACTAACTGTCTAGTACTATGATCTTTATCTGCAATATTGTGTTGAATATCTTCTATTAAATTCATCAATCAACAATAATATTAAACCACTGCTCACTCATACCCATAATAATTTTATCAGCAGCATCTTCATTTTCAGCATAACCTTCATCGATTAAATGCTTTACTAGTTTAGAATGACGCTCAAGTGCTTCTTGATGCTCTTTTGGTGTTGCTTTCATTTCTTTACTCTGTTACAACTGTTGAATTTGCCCAAGTTTTGGGAGCATATGTAATACCGTTCATGGTAATTGTCGTAGCTTTCATAGCATCAGCATCTGATTTGGATGAATATTGCTTTCTATCAGCATAAATATCCGTCCAATCATCCCCACCTTTATAGTAAACATCACTTCCAGTGATGATACTAGTTTTTTTAATGTGATATGGCATAGTAGAACGCAGGTCTCCTCTTTGCTATTTAGACAAAAAAAGAGGACTCCGAAGAGTCCCCCTTGATTAAGTAAGATATTAACTTCTTACATAAGGTTCGTGACTTTAACGCGACGATAGTACTTGTTAGAGTTACGTGCGATAACACCTGGGTTATCAAGAGAGTCGCCACGGGCGAAGGGGTTAGCAACGATTCCGTAACGAGTCTTAAAGCCGATTTTTGGCTGGAAGGTGTTCTCGCCAACTGCACGAACCATCTGTAGTGGAACGTAAGGGCAGTAGAACAATCCGGCGTCATATGGGCTAGAACCCTTGTAACCACAAACGTAGTACTGATTAGCAGCAACGTTAGCAGCATATGGGTCGATGTAGACTCTATACTTACCTTGAAGAACACCAGCAAATGTATTGCCTGTGTCGTCAACGTTAAGGTTAGCATTAAGGGCTGGGGTATAATCCAGTACACCTGCCATGGTGAGTGCAGAAGCAACGTCAGCAGAGCAAAGGATCATGTTACCCTTTCCGCGACGAGTTTGCTGCGCGATGGCGTTAGCGTCTCTTTCCATCTGGAAAATAAGACCCTTAAATTTCTCAACACTCCATCTTCCGTTTGAGTCGATGTCGAGGTCGAATGTACCACCAGTTGCGACGTTTGCCTGAGCACCAGGAACGGCAACGTTATAAATGGTACGAATAACTTCTCTGTTGATTTCAGCGAGAATCTCTGTGGAGAGAATGTTGGCGAGTTCCGCTTCAGCATTCAGTCCGTGGATTGCTTTCAAGTCTTGAGCAAGCTCTAGTGAGTACTCAGCTTTCAGTGCACGTGACTTCGCTGTAACGGTGACTTTCTCAATCGAGAATGCCATCTCGTTGAACTCATTGCTAGTACCGTCGCCAAGAGCTTCAGCATTAGCAGTAGTCATGCCATTACCTACGTTGTAAGTAGTAGCATCAGCTGTTGCAGGGAATGTACCGTCAAGAGCACCAGGGTTGGTACCTTGCTGGTTAGTTGTACCCAAACCAACGGCGGCTTGTGTCATGCCACCTGTTAGGTCAAAGTTGTTATTCTGTCCAGAGAATGCAGAATCTGCTTCGTTGTAGAATGCCTCTTCACCTGTCTGTGAAGCATAGCGGGAGCGCATTG